AGATGGTGCAAGTTTAAATAACGCAAACGTAGGTGGTATGCCTACAACACATCCAACAGGTATTGGATCAACTTCAAATCTTAAAATTAAGTCTTTTCAAGATTATCAAAATAATTACGAAGATGCTGTTACATACAGATTAGCTGCTAGAAATCCAGGCTCATATGCAAATGGAATGAAGGTTGCATACATTGATGGTGCTGCAGATCAACAACTTCATGTTACTCCTCATGTAGTAGCAAACATTAGTGTTGGTATGGGTGTTACACAACCTATCAGTGGAACAATTGTTGGCCCAGGCACAACATCAACCGCAGATGGATACCTACAGGGTATTGTAACTGGTATTGGTGCAAGTACCGTTGATGTAAAGGTTGTAAATCGTGTATCTGCTGCTGGAACAATATTCCCAGTGAATTATACAGAAAGTGGAATCTTTGCATTCACAACAGGAACAAAAACAAGTAATACATTACCTGGCCCTGGCGTTCTATTTTCAAGTAGTTCTTCAACTATTGCAAACCCTGACGCTGGTATTTCAACTTGTGCAACAGTCTTCCAAGTTGATGACTGGTACGATAATCAGTTCATTCAATTAAAGAATGGTGCTTTAGCTTGGAAAGAAATCGCTGAAAAACCAGGCACAAGTGGATATGCTGCTGCAAGAAACGGTTCCAATGATGAACTTCATATTGTAGTTGTTGATGATAGTGGAAAAATTTCTGGAACAACAGGTGCAATTCTTGAGAAATTTACATTCTTATCAAAAGCAGATGATGCAAAGAACTCTTTTGGAGATGCAATTTATTACAAGAACTTTATTGCAGAGAACTCAGACAACATCTTTGTTGGAATTTCAACTGGAAACGGAACAATCGCATCTGGTATTCTAACTGCATTTACTCCAACATCAACAGCAAATACTTGGAGTCAAGACGCACAAGACGTTGACTTTAACTTTGGTGGTAATATACTTTATGAATTACAAGGTGGTAAGGATTACTCTGGTGTAAGTACAGAGGGTGGTTTTGCAACATCTCTTGGAAACATAATCGGTGGTTATGAAATCTTCGAGAATGAGGCAGAATACGCAGTTAACTTCTTACTTCAAGGCCCTGGCATCACAGGTAGTCAAGCAGAATCACAAGCAAAAGCAAACAAATTGATTGCAATTGCAGAGGCAAGAAAGGATTGTTTAGCAGTCATCTCTCCAAATAGGGAGACAGTTGTTAACGTAACAAGTGCAAAGACACAAACAACTAACGTTGTTCAGTTCTATGATCCGATTACATCATCATCTTTCGCAGTCTTTGATTCTGGTTACAAGTATCAATTCGATAGATTTAATAATAAGTTCCAGTTTATGCCATTAAATGGTGATATCGCTGGATTGATGGCAAGAACATCTGAAGAACAGTTCCCTTGGTTCTCACCTGCTGGGCCTCAAAGAGGAAACATACTTAACACAGTAAAACTTGCATATAATCCTAATAAAGTTCAGAGAGATACTTTATATGTGAAGAGAGTCAACCCAGTGATATTCTCACCTGGCGGTGGATTCCTCCTATTTGGTGATAAGACAGGACTTGCAATTGCATCTGCCTTCGATAGAATTAATGTTCGTCGTTTATTCTTGAACTTAGAAGCAAGAATTGAGGTCGCTGCAAGAACTCAACTCTTTGAGTTCAATGACGAGATCACAAGAGCAAACTTCCGTAATATCGTTGAACCATTCCTTCGTGGAGTTCAAGCTAAAAGAGGTATTACTGACTTCTTAGTTATTTGTGATGAAACAAACAACACACCTGATGTAATTGATGCGAATGAGTTTAAGTGTGATATCTTTATCAAACCAGCTCGTTCTATTAACTTCATCGGTCTTACATTCGTTGCGACAAGAACAGGGGTTAGCTTCTCTGAAGTCGCTGGTCGAGTTTAATTAAGTCCATCTAAATAACAAAAGGAGTTAAAAAAGAAAAATGGCAACATTTAACCAAAGAAACATAACAGAGTTTCGATCCAGATTATCTGGTGGTGGTGCAAGAGCTAATTTATTTGAAGTTGAGATTGCTTTTCCAGAGGAATTGGGAATAAATTTAACAGATGTATCTGATAAAGTCCCATTCCTAGTTAAGGCTGCTGAGATACCAGCATCAAACTTAGGTAATATTCCAGTTCCTTATAGAGGTCGTGTTCTTCCTGTTGCTGGAGATCGTACCTTTGATCCTTGGACTGTGACCATTATTAATGATACTGATTTTATAATCAGAGATGCAATGGAGAAGTGGAGTAATTCAATCAATGATTTACAAACAGCTCAAGGTACAATCAACCCAGAAGTTTATCAAAGATCTGCTCAAGTAAAACAATTAAGTAGAGAAGGATCTGCACCTGGCGATCCAGAAAAAACTTTAAGAATATACAATTTTGAAGGAATTTATCCAAATACTGTTAGTTCAATACCTCTTGATTTTGGTGCAACAGATCAGATTGAAGAGTTTCAAGTTACATTCAACTACCTATTTTACGAGGTAGCTTCTGGATTAGGCAACTTTTAGTTGATTTTTATCAAAGTTTAAGTTATAATATAAATACCACTATAGGTATAAAAGTTATACAATGGCACAACTATTTGGTTTCTCGATTGATGATTCATATAAGAAACCGTCAGAAACAGTAGTCTCACCAGTCCCCAAAAATAATGAGGATGGTGCGGACTATTATTTGGCGTCAGGATTTTATGGACAATATTTAGATGTAGAGGGAGTATTTAAAACAGAATATGATCTTATTCGTAGATATCGTGAGATGGCGTTACACCCAGAGTGTGACAGTGCCATTGAAGATATTCTCTGTGAAGCAATAGTTTCTGATCAAAACGATTCGCCAATTCAAATTGATCTTGAAAATTTAAACGTAGGGCCTAATATTAAAGATCTTATTCGTGGAGAGTTTCAATATATTAAAGAGATGTTGGACTTTGATAAAAAGTCCCATGAAATATTTCGTAACTGGTATGTAGACGGAAGAATATACTATCATAAAGTCATAGATTTAGAGAAACCAGAGGAAGGAATTAAAGAACTTAGATATATTGATGCACTTAAAATTAAGTATGTAAGAGAACAAAAAAAGAAAGGTGGTGCAAATGCAATACAATACTCAAATAATAATCGACCAGGCGTAGATAATAATCCACTCGATGCTGAATTTCCAGGCCTAAATGAGTATTTCATATACACTCCTAACTCATATCAGAAAAATCAATATGGATCTGTTGCTGTTACAGGACAACAGAAAGATGCAGTTAAGTTTGCCAGAGATGCAATCGCATATTGCACATCAGGTTTAGTAGATCGTAATAAACATACAGTTCTTTCTTATCTACAGAAAGCAATTAAATCATTGAATCAATTAAGAATGATTGAAGATTCATTGGTTATCTATCGTATGTCTCGTGCTCCAGAGAGAAGAATATTTTACATTGATGTTGGTAATTTACCAAAGGCAAAGGCAGAACAATATCTTCGTGAGGTAATGAGTCGTTATCGTAATAAGTTAACTTATGATGCTAACACTGGTGAGATTCGTGATGATAAAAAATATATGTCTATGATGGAAGATTTCTGGCTTCCTCGTAGAGAAGGTGGTCGTGGAACAGAAATATCAACATTGCCTGGCGGACAAAACTTAGGAGAACTTACTGATGTAGAGTATTTCCAAAAGAAACTTTTCCGTTCTTTGAACGTTCCAGAATCTCGTTTAGCAGACAATAGTGGATTTAGTTTAGGTCGTTCATCAGAAATATTAAGAGATGAACTTAAATTTACTAAGTTTGTAGGAAGAATGAGAAAAAGATTTAGTGGTCTTTTTCATGATATTCTTAAAACTCAATTAATTCTTAAAAATGTTTGTACTCCCGAAGAGTGGGAAAGAATGAGTGATCATATTCAATATGATTTCTTATATGATAATCATTTTGCCGAACTTAAGGATGCAGAATTGATGAATGATAGATTAGGACTTGTCGCAACTGCTGATCCTTATATTGGAAAATACTTCTCTATTGATTATGTTCGTCGTAAGATGTTACGTCAGACAGATGATGAGATTAATGAACAGGATAAATTAATGACTGCTGAGAAGGAAGCTGGACTTATTCCACCGACTGAACAAGAAATGCAGATAGCTCAAATGGCAATGGATGCAGAAAATAAGAGTCAAAAAAGTGAAATAGAACCAGAAGTTGATACATCTAGTGTTGAAGCTCCAGAATCGCCAGAAGTTCCCAAAGGTGGCGAGATATAAATAAAACATAGGTATAGGATTTTTATCTCATGGATGAATTAATGAATTTGATTATTGCAGATGAATCTCCATCTGAAATCAGTGATTCAATAAAAAATCAATTATTTGCAAAGGCTGGTGCAAGAGTAGATGCAGTTAAGCCTGCTGTTGCAAATGCAATGTTAGGTTATGAAATTGAATCTGAGGAAGATGCAGAAACAGTTGGTGAACTTGATAATGACGAAGAAACCGAAGAGGAAGAGTAAATGGCACATCAACCAGTAGGTGATTTACAAACAATTACTACGTCTGCAACATCAGCTAGGGTTCAATTTACGGTTCAATCTGATACAGTCAGAGTTGTTCCAACAGGTAATAATGTTCATGTGGCAATCGGCACAACTGCAACGGCTACCACATCTGATTATTTTGTTGTAGCTGGAGAATCAGCAACTTTGAATTTGGGTAGAGCCAGTTCAAGTAGAGTTGTTGGAGTAGCAACAGGAGCTGCAACAGTTATTTCTCTTCCAGAAGGAATGGGTAATCCGTTCAATATTGATGATGTACTAACTATTTCTGGTATCACTGGTGTTACTGGATTTAATACAACTGCAAAAGTTGTTTCGATTGAGGAACCAAGACTTCAAGGGGGATCTGCAATTGGTGTGTTTAACACTAAATTAACGATTGATCATGATAGTCGAGCTCTTTTTGCTGGTGATGCAGTTGTAACCGCAGGCTTAGCAAGAAGAACTTTGACTGTTGCTGCAAGAACTGATTCTGGATCAGGTAAATTATATGTACAACAAGTTCAAACATCAGGTATAGCATAATGAAACTTATCAGAGAAGAAATAGAACAGGTTGAAGTTATTGTTGAAAGTCGCAACGGTAAGAAGAATCTGTTTATTGAAGGAGTGTTCCTTCAAGGTGAAATAAAAAATCGTAATGGTAGAATGTATCCAATGCAGACTCTTGCTCGTGAAGTTGGAAGATATAACGAAAACTTTGTTCAGAAAGGTAGAGCTCTTGGTGAACTGGGTCATCCAGATGGCCCGACTGTCAATCTTGACAGGGTTTCTCATAAAATTGTCTCCCTCAAAGAGAGTGGAAATAATTTTATAGGAAAAGCAAAGATTCTTAGTACCCCAATGGGTAAGATCGCATCTAATTTATTAGATGAGGGTGTTAAACTTGGTGTTTCATCAAGAGGTGTAGGATCTTTAAATAAAACAAACGAAGGATACAGTGTGGTAGGAGAAGATTTTACTCTTGCTACTGCTGCTGATATCGTTGCAGATCCTTCTGCTCC